GTTTCTGCGCCTTGATTTTATTCACCTCTTCATCGGCTTCTGCAGCTTTTTTTACAAGGTTCTGGACATTGGCCTGGTGCAGCAGAACCTGTACATAGTCCTCGCTCTTTTGGATAAGGGTATCATACCATTCGGAAAGTGTTTTATAATACCCGAAAGATTCCCCGTACTTGCGGTTCAGTTCCTCTACTTTCGCCTTTTCCTGTTCCTTGCTGCCGGTGAAGTTCTTTATTTCATCGATGACCGATTTCAGTTCGAAGCGGGTACGCACCATCTGGGCACGGCCGTCCTTCTCTATCTCGGTCATTTCCTTGAGTGATATGTTGAATTCATCCACGCCTTTTTTGGCACTGAACAGGTTTTTCGTCCAATCCCAGATTTCATCACCGTACATTACCAGCAGCATGATGCCGGTGGTCATGGCCGTCTGCCAGGAAAAGAGCGAGGACAGGACCTGTTTCCATACCGGTGTGCCTTTCTTGCCTGACTTCTGCAGCTCATCATATTCCTTACGGGCACGGGCCAGTTCGTCCGTAAAAATCGGCAGGTTGTTGGATATGGCCAGAAAGAACATCTGCGGTCCCATGGCCAAAGAAGGCATTTCACGTGCCATCTGCTGGATGCTGTTGTGAAGCCCGTTGAACTGGCGCTGTGCATTGGGCATGTCTGCAGGGGTGACCTGCACGGATTCCGATTTCTCCTGCAGCAGTTTCAGTTTGCCACGCAATTCCTCAATCTGCTTCTCCAGTGCATGGATCTGCGCGATATTGGCACTCTGGTCCAGATTGGGGGCAGCCGTCTCCCCGGCAAGGCGCAGCCTTTCCAGTTCAGCCTCCAGCAGCCTGACGGTATTACGCAGTTCCAGCGCCTCACGCTCGGCCTTGTTCATGCCGGGCGTGAGTTTGTCCTTCATCAAAAATTCAACTTCTACAGGTTTGCTCATTCCAGTTTGCTTTGAAAAAATCCTACTATATCGTTCGCTTCATCCTCGGCGCTGTGTTCCGGTCTGGGAGCACCGTTTCCGCCGCCTTGCTTTTTCCGCACATACCGCGGCGCGTCGCTCAGCATCAGTATCAGCGTCTGGTAATTCACACCGTCCAGAATGTAGTCCACACTCCAGCCCGTTGCACTCGCTATCTGCCACACGAAGCCGAAAGGGCTATGGGAACCCTCATACCGGGTTCTTAACTCCCCTTCCTTGCCTGGCTCAGTCTCGGAGTCATCGGGTTCGCCCGCGCTGTCGAGCTGATAATACGCATAAAATCCTTCGTGCCCATCAGACGCTCGAATGTCCGGAACATAGCCGTCAGATAGCGCCACTCCACAAAGTTCCGCAGCACCCATGCCGTCACCCCGATACCCACGTGCCGCGACACGTAGCCCCGGCATACCGTATAGGCCAGCAGACGGCTCACGGCCTTGCCATGCTCCGCCACAAAGGCCAGTTCCTCGGCCTTGTCCTTCGGTTGCCAGTCGGGTTTGATACCCATCTTCAGATATTCCCTGGCCAACAATATCTGACCCCGCAGTCTCGGACGCTTCATCGTCACACGTACCTCCACCGGGCGTTTCAGCCACGGAAACTTCCACCTTTTAAGAGGAACGGACACGCCACTGTCAAGCAGCGCGTCCGCACACTCCATCTCTATCAGTTGTTCCAGCCGGTCAGCCATACGTTAGCCCTCCTCGCTTTGGAGCGATGCTGCAGCCGCGGCTTCCGCCGGCGGCAGCTTGTACTGCCCCCACTCGTCCGGTATTGCTTCCGTATCGAACACGCCGTAAGGCTGCGAACCGTCCTCCGGCATCGCCACTTCGAGCGTAACCTCTATCTTGGAGGTTTCTGTAAGGGTCAGCTTGCCTGCAGGATTGGAAAGCAGCGTGGCGTTGGGAATCAGTACGCTCTGTCCGGACACGAGGGAGAGTTCCCATGGTCCCTGCATGACAAGCACCTCCGACGGGGCTGTCCAGCCGATCGGAGTTTTCTTTTCCGAATCTTCTTTCTTATAATGCAGGCTGCCGCCAAGCAGTTTGTGCAGGTTCGAATAGTTCATCTGGATAACGTTAAATGTCGGGGCGATGCCGCCGTTACTCTGTGGGATGACCAGCACCGGGGCACCCTGCACCTGTTCGGCCTCGATCTTCGCGGCCTCGGGTTTCTTGCCGCCCAGGTCAAACGAGTTCTTTTCAATATACCCGATTGTGAAATCCTTATACTTTACGGCTCCTATGCCGTACATAAAATTCTTGTTCATCTTTTTTTCAGTTTCATTGTTAATAACATACCGACAAGCAAGCCGGCAACCATTCCCCAAGTAAACACCCGCACCGGGTTCGGAGGACGTTTTTCCTCCGTTTGAACGTCATTTGAAATTTCGTTCTTGGTCTCGCTACGGATGCGCGCCAGCTCTTCTTCATACCATAGCACCAGCTGCTGCAGACTGTCACACGAGGCTTCGGCCACGATGTTCCCGCTGTCGTCGCTGCCTACGGTCAGATTCGCCTGTCCACTCTTCCCGCGATACACCGCCCCTTCAGGAAGTTTACGGAGGCTGTCCGCCGGTATAGTCAGCTTCACCGAACTCGCCGGTACCCCCGCCATCACCAGTCCCGCCCGTCGACTTCCGCTCGCGCTGTCGGCGCTTGCCGTTTCCGTCCGGACTTCCCGGTTCATGCTCTTTCGGTGACTCGCGCAACCTGTCAAGCACAGGGCAATCGTCACGATGAGGACAGTTCCCGGCTGTATCAATAGCTTTTCTAAGACGGGCCATCTCACGTGTATTGCGAGCCAGTTCTTTCTTTGTTTCACAAAATTCATCTTTCAGAGGTTTTACAATATTCTCCATCAAAATGCGGGTGGCATGTTCGGCGTTATCTATGCGCATAGCCTCTGCACCGGCCTCGGCCTTCATCGCTTCCGCTTTCGCTTTTCTCACAGTAGCCCGCAAGGAGCCAATGGTCGCCACCGTACCAACCAGGCCGCCGCCAAGGATAATGTTCATAAATTCGCTCAAGTCCATACCACCCGGTTTTATTATTGATTAATACCTATTTCTTTCAACCATTCCTGCACATCGAAACTCGGACAGGCTTTCGCTGCCAGTTCGTTGTGTCCTACAATGCGTACATCAGGAAATTTCCGGTGAAAATCCTTCACATACTTCTCCAGTGCCTTTTTCTGACAGCCGGTGCGGGTGTCTTTCGGGGTCTTACCGTCTTTTTCCACGCCTCCGGCATACACGATGTGACGGCTCACACTGTTATATCCCTTGGCTCCGTTGGTCACTTCCCAAGGGTCCACCTGTGCATCCTCATTGTTTTCTACCAGACGTTCCACGCCTCCGTTCAGGTGGAACAGGTCGGTATAGCCAACCTGCTTCCATCCTCTTCCTCCCTGGGCAACCGGAGATGTATGCCATTTGCGGATGTCCGCAGATGAAACCTCACGTCCCTCCGGAGTTGCCGTACAGTGTATTACCAGATATTTCAACTTTGCCATAATCATCATGCTTGATAGCCGCTCATCATTACCACTCCGGCATCCTCTTTCTTGGGCATGCAGATGAAGTAATGGCGGAAGTTAATCAGGTTACGCTGGTTCAACGGGTCGTTCTTTGACTCGGAATAATACATCTTGGTAGAGCCTGTTGCCTTGAAAACCCGCTGTTTGTAGAAGGCAAACGAACACGGGAATTCACCGGTTTCTGCCGTTGCACCCAATGCCTTTTTCGCTCCGGCTGTAGTATAAAGCGGATTGTTGCCGTACTCATAGATTTCAAAGCCGTACAGGTTGCCTACCTTGCCGCTGTTGCGGTCAATGTTGTACTGCTCGCGGAATGCCTGGCTGGTCAGCAGCAGGTCATTCACATGGTCGGGGCAAAGCACCAGTCTGCGGCCGTCTGACGGCACGCGCAGGTTGTCAAGGGCACGCTTCATTTCCACAAGGTCATTCACGGTAAGGCGCAGACGGTTTGTGGCCGGATCTTTCTCGCCGGTAGTCTTAAGCACCGGGGTCGTTGCCGTATTCTTGTTCGCGCAAAGGGCATGGGCCGCCTTGGTGAACTTCGCATCATTGATGCTGTTGGCATGTCCCTCTTTCACACGGGCGGTCTTGTCATAACTGATTGCGTAAAGCTCATCGTCTGTAATCGGCGTGGCCTTGGTCTGGAATTTGTCAAGCTTGATGGCGATGTCCTTGTCTTCCAAAGCCTGTACGTCAATCGGGTAGGTCTTGTTGTTAATCAGGACGTCCGGATCCACCCCTACCTCTACCAGATGAATCACATCGTTGTTCACGATACTGCTTTGGTCGGGAATTCCTGACAGCCACGTGCCTTCCAGCCCGGCACGGAGTACCTTGACAAGCTCGCCCGTCCAGATTTCCGTATAAACCCCTTCACGGAGTATTGAAGCGCTCTGCGGAGCCATGCCCATGAAGGCTGCCACCGCATTCATTCCCACAGCTCCGGCTGCAGGAGAGAATCCCAGCACGGAAGCACACACGGCACCTGTCAGCGTATTGAACAGGAGTGCCGTCAAAAGCATTACAATTTTTCCCATTGTCTTCATTTTAAAGGTTTTCAAATTTCACAGGTCATTCCATATTCGGCCTTGTACAGACGCTTGTACTCCTCCGGGTTCTGCTCACGCATTTCAAGCAGTGCGTCACTCGGGACATCGCTCAGCTTGGCATAGGTGGACGGCTGTGCCTGCTGCTTGCCACCCTGGTAACTCAGCACGGTGGAGATCTTCACCTGGGGTTGCATGGCATCAAGCACATTCTTCAGCTCGTCGGATCCAACCTTCTTGCCCAGTTCGATAAACTGTGCCTTCTTGTCTTCCCCCAGTCGTTTCTCCGCTACGGCCTTTTCCACAAGACCGGTAATGCGGGCCAGGGTCAGCTTCCCGTTTTCATCTTTCAGAGAGTCATTCTCAGCCTTGGCCGCTTTCAGGTCATTCAATGCCCGGGTTACATCAGCCTCCGTCGCCGTTTCCGGCAGCCCCAATTGAAGGGCCAAAAGTTTCAGTTCCATTTCTTCTTCTGTTTTTTGATTATTGATTGATGGCAAGGGACATTCCCCGTCCCTTCCCAAAGTGATTTGTTTACCGTCTTTCATCAATATGATGGCATCATCGTTAGAACCAACGTCCACCAGAGAGACCTCGTACAGTTTACTCTTGGTCACGGTCGGACAAGTCTGTCCCGGCAGTAGATGTTCGGGCTGTTCGCTCAGTTCCAGGATATCTATGCCGGCACTTACCATTCTCAGGCTGCCGAACTCAAATTGTTTCTTACACCTCTTACTGAGGTCGGTCGCCTCGTCAAACACGGGTTCACCGGTCACCTCGCCGTCTTCCACCCGGATATCCGATCACGCTACCGCGCTGGTGCATGTACAGCAGTACCGGATTCCGGCAGTACTGCTCCACACTCATGCCCGATGTCAGCACGCGGCTTCCGTAACTGTTCAGGCTGTCATTTGAAATTCTTACACGTTTACTCATTTTTCCATGCCACGCCTTTGTGCGTTGGCTCTGCAATATTACGGAGCACTCGCAGGGCCGCCAAAAATGTGTGCAACGGTTGCACACTTCTATGAAACCGTTACACATTATTTTGGCGGCAAACCGATAAGCGGACAACTTTGCGAACAAATCGGGCAGGTGTACAGTCATTCCAATACCTGCCGTTCAAACCTATATTCTTTATAATATGACAAAGGCAGAAATCGAAAAGAAGAAATCGCTCGCACGCTCACTATTCCTCTCTGGAATGGAGCAAACGGAAATAGCGGAAAAGGTGGACGTGTCTCGTGTCACCATATCCAAATGGTGTACCTCCGAAGGGTGGAAAGAAGCAAGGGCGGCAAAGAACGTCACCCGGCCGGAACTGGTGAACAAGCTTCTGCTCACCATCGACACGCTTATCACACAAGTGAACTCGTCGGATGACCCCACATTGATAGCCGGGCTGGGCGACAAGCTGGCAAAACTGTCGGCGGTCATCGAGAAGCTCGACAAGAAGGCCAATGTGGTGGATGCCATCGAAGTGTTCATGGCATTTTCCAAATGGATCGAATACCGCTCGACGATCGACCCGGATGTGACCCCGGAATTGGTAAAGGCCATCAACAAGTACCAGGACCTGTACATAACCGAACAGATGGGCATAAAATAACAAGGGCATGGCAACAGCAGCGGAAAAGAAACAGGCATACGAACAGTGGAAAGAACACTGCAAAAGGGTACAGTCCATTACGGATACGGCGCTGCTCGCAGGCGAGACACCGGCACAAAGGGACAGGCGCATTCTGCGGCTGCAGGGTAACTATGCCGCATTCTGCGAATATTACTTTCCCCACTTCCTCACCTTGCGTGACAAGACTACCGGGGAAGCCATACGCACCATTCACAATGCACCGTTCCACAATGCGGCAGCGGCCAAAGTAAGGGGTACGCCCAACCTGAAGGCGGTATTCATGTGGCCGCGCGGTCATGCCAAGTCCACTCACATGGACATCTTCGTCCCATTATGGCTCATGTTCCAACCAAAGCGGCTCATCAATTTCATGGTGGTGGTCGGCAAAAGCGAAGACTCTGCCACACGTCTGCTGGGCGATATTCAGGCGGAACTGGAACACAACCAGCGCATCATTGCCGACTTCGGCAAGCAGCAGGGGAATGCCTCCTGGCAGGATGGGGAGTTCAAGGCTGCCAACGGGGTGAAATTCCTGGCTTGCGGACGCGGACAGTCTCCGCGTGGTCTGCGCGACCGGGAAGCACGCCCGGACTACATCGTCATCGATGACTTGGATGACGACGAACTGT